ATGCTATTCTTTAAAAAAAGTGGTTTTTGAGACAAAAGACCTATTATGTAATGGAACTAGATTTGTAATGTTCCTTTTTTATTATCGGTCGTTTTACTTTATATTACGAAGTTTGAGTAACTTTCATCAATTTCGTCTTGTTCAATTCCTATATATCTTAAGGTAATTTCTGGTGATGAATGATTAAAAATTTTTTGCAACATTGCAACATCTTTAAATTTTTTATAATGATGGTAACCGAAAGTTTTTCTCATTGTGTGAGTTCCGAATTTATCTTCTAAACCTGCCTCTTCACAAGCTGTTCTGATTATATAATAAGCTGCGACACGTGCCAGTCTATTGCCAAATTTTGTTTCAAATAATGGTGAATCCAGTTGTTTTCCTTTTGTATATTTTGCAAATAAATCTTTTAATTTTGAATTAATAGGAAATTTTTTAAATTTTCCTGTTTTCTTTTCGGTTAATTGAATAAAATTCCGATTTTTTACATCACCAACATTTAGTTTTAAGATGTCAGATATTCTCAGACCACAATTTGTTCCTATTGTGAAAAAAACTAGATTTCTTAATTTCTGTTTTTCAAGAATATCTTCTACTTTGCGTATGTCTTCTACGTTTCTAATTGGTTCTACAGTTCCCATAACTTTCTCCTTTATATTTTACAAAACCCCTACAGTAGTAGAAGTTTCAAACTACTAACACTTTTAAGGCTACTTTAAATATCTTTCAGTTGCTTCGAGAATCTCTGAATAGTCATCATCTACTAATTTCAGATATGGTCTTGCAGGTATTTTTACCTTTTTATTTTTACCAGCATCACCTCCTAATTGATGAATAGCCGCATATTCTTTATTAGAACCTATAATTGCAGAATTATCATCATAAAATGTACTAATAGAGGATGCTAATTGACCACTTACTTGTAAAATTTGTCCTGGCCATTTTTTTTGCTTTTTTCGTTTTTCTTTTGTACAGTCAGCTAGGTCTGTCCATTTTGTTGGGCGACCTTCATTTTTGAAATTTTCTTCTGTTGCAGTTGAAAGAATACCTGCGATGTTTTTCATTAACGGTCGCAGGTATTGTGATTTTTGCGCAACCTCAAGCAGTTTATCTTGAACTTGCTTATTATCTAGTTTTATTTCTATTGGTTCATCTGGCATTGTGTAAATCTTTAATTGGATAATTGGCAATCAATAACTCTTTATATACTTTGTTTTCTCGGTTTATTCCTTGACGATTATTAATGCCATTTTGTCTTTCAACTTCTATCATTTCAAAATCTTTGTATAATTCTCTTACTTTTGGAGAATCATCATAGGATAGTAAAAATCTGCCCTTTATATTCCCTAAGACTTCTCTTAAACGTTCGTGGTCAAAGTCTTCTGTCGAAGTTACATCATAGCCACAACCTGAAGTATAAGGTGGATCACAATAGAAAAACGCATCTTCAAAATCATATTGCTTGATTAATTTTTCAAAATCTCTATTTTCAATAAGGACTTTATCTAATCGTTGGTGAATTGCATCAATTTTATTCAAAACATTTAATTGAGATTTACAAGCACCACCGCTAGATTTTTTCACACAACCAAAAGAACCACCTTTACCACCAAAAGAACGTGTAATTATAAAATAAAATTGAACAGCTCTTTGTATATCGGTAATAAACGTTCCATTGAGAAATTGAAAGAACATTTCTCTTGAACCTAATAAATAGTTAAATTCTTCCTTGAATGCATTTGGGTGATATTTAACAATTCTAAAAAGATTAACAAGCCTTGAATCTAAATCATTATAGACTTCTACATCAGCCCATTTATCTTTGTAAAACAATACCCAACCACCGCCGCCAAATGGTTCAATATATGAAACAATATCTTTAGGAATAAGTGGAGCAATAGTTTTTCTTAATAAGCGTTTTCCACCAACCCAATTTATTAAACATTTTCTATCAACTGTCATATTAACTCCTTTTGAATATATTTTGAATGCCGTTTAAATGCTGTTTAATTTGTGTTCAATCTTTATTCACTATCTATCAATCCAATCGCAGGATTATGAGACCAACCAACATCGGTTGCAATTCTTTTACCTGTTAAAGAATCTGTATAAACCTTTATTGGTTTATATTCTCCTGACTTTTTAGAAACAAGTTGCAGTTCATCGGATAATTTTCCGTTTGAATCAGAAACAGTAATTTTTGTTTTATCCACTTTGTATTGAGAAAGTGCATTTACTCTGCATCTACATCTCCACCCATTTGGAGGGTAAAAACTTTTCCAAAATGGATCATCATATCGAAATACCATTCCATTTAACATTGCGTGTTCTGGTCGTGTACTTGAGTCTAAAATTGCAACATATTCCCAATATGGTCTATCTTCAGCATTTTCAATTTGAGTTGTATATCTGCCTGTTTGATAAGCAACTTGCATATTTACTGAATAAATAGTTTTTAACCTATACATTGAACCTAGTTGAACTTTTTCAGCTACACCGTTAGAATCAACAACAATTTGTTCACCCCACCAACCTCTTTTTTGAAGTAGTGGTTTTAATTCCTTTTGAAATTGGTGAAAGGTTTTGCCATTTTCAAGTGCATCATCTATTGCAGTTCTAATTTCATTTAAAACCTTTTCATTAACAGCTTTGGCAACTGTAAAAGATTTTTTATGTGCATCTTGCCACATCTCATACCAATCCCAGGTAGATTGATTCTTTTTATTTTTGAAATATTTAATTGCAAGTGATGGTGCAAGTTTATATAAGGCTTTAAGTTGTACCATAAACAACCTCTGCTAATTTTCTTGCAACAGTTTCTACGACATTAACAGTAACAGCATTTCCCGCCATTTTGTATAAGTGTGTATCAGCTAAACCGATTTTTCTTGCAGTTTCAACCATTTCATCAGGAAAGCCCTGTAATCTAAAACATTCCAATGGTGTCAATCGTCTAATTCTACAACCATCAATCGTTCCCATATTACAGTTTGTATCTAATGTTTGAGAACAGCCCTTACCAACTCTCCCACGTCTAGTTTTGGAATTTGGGAATGCTAGATTAATTCCATCTCCTTCAGTTGCAATATCGTATCCTTGTTTAGTACCATTTCTAACCTTCATTAAAGGCGTATCTCCTGCAACTTTAAGAGTTTGAACAATATCAGAAACTTTGTATTTATCGTGTCTTGGCTTATTTAAAAATTGCGATTTGGGACCAGTACCCAATAAACAAGGACTAATTCCATCAGGTTCGTAAACTCTTTGTCCTTGAGGTTTGCCACTTGTCTCTAGAGCTTGTTTTAGGAAACTTTTTTCATAATCCTCGCTACCGATTCCGTTGATAGGAAATATTTTTCCAATACATTCTTTTCCATAACATCCAACAATGTACACTCTTTCCCTATTTTGAGGAACTCCGAAGAACTTAGAATTAAGTAGCTGCCATTGAGTTTGATACCCAATGTCGGAGAGAATTTTAAGTATTGTTTGGAAAGTTTTTCCTCCATCATGATTAAGTAAGCCTTTAACGTTTTCGAGTATAAAATATTTCGGTCTTTTGTCTCGGAGAATCCTTGCGACTTCAAAAAACATAGTCCCTCTGGTGTCTTCAAATCCAAGCCTTCTTCCTGCAATTGAGAAACTTTGGCAAGGAAATCCACCACAGAAGATGTCAAAGTCTGGTAATTCTGCTGTGTTGATTGTTGTGATGTCATTAAAAAATACCTCGTTAGTAGTGTCATAATAATTACTGTATAATTTATTGGCATATTTATCGTTGTCACAATAGCCAATGCATTTAAATCCTGCTCGTTCTAATCCAATTCTAAAACCACCAATACCTGAAAAGAAATCAATAAATGTAAGTTGCTTATTCATCTAATCCATCACTCCTTCCTTGTAATTCGCACAAGAAAATAGCTTTTTGAATTGATTCTTGCAATTTTTTGCTATGTAGATTTTTATCTGTTAATAATTCATAAACTTCATCAAAATTGTTGCAGTTTTCAATTAAATTTAAGAGCGGAGATATCATTCGTTGTGCGTTATAAGACAACTCATTTTCAGATAAGAATTTGAACAAATCTTCTATTTGATCCTGACCTTTAATTATTGGTTCCGATTCTTTAAATTCACTAAAGTTAGGTGTTATAGTTGGTAAAACATCTTCTCTAATATCAAAATCTTCATCTTCTAAACCATAATTTTTTATAAAATAATCCTTTGTAAATTTAACTCCTGTTTCATATAGAATTTTATCCCTTTGAGCTAAAGCTAAATCAACATCTTCAGGAGCATACATTTCAAACACAGGAACATCTGAATTATTATGATTAATTTCATAAATCCAACGAATAAGTTGATTTATGACTTGTTCAACCATTTTTTTATCTGAATCGATTATATCTTGCCTTATAGCAAAATGAGTGTTAGAGGCAGCATAACTTCCATTAGATCCTATTTCAGTTGTTAATGTTTGTCCTAAAATTGCCTTTGAAATTTCAGCATTCATTTTATCAATTAATTGCTCATAAATCGCAGCTGATGATGATTTGTTTGCTTCTTGAATTTCCACAGACGAATCATCAGGTATAACAGCAATAGCATCTTGAACCATTTCTTCAAGCATATCAGCTAATGAATTGGTTTCTTCTTTAGATGCACCTCTTGGATGTTTGCCGATTAAGTGTGGCATTCCATATTTTTCAGTAAATACAACCCAAAATTTCATACCACCTTTTTTAAATGTAACAGGCCAAAAAACACGAGATAATGTTCTTTCTCCATAAGGGTTATTATAACTAGGGTTTGACTGTGCAATAAGAAACTTTCTTTTTGGTAATTCTTCACCATAGTAATTTTCTTTTGTTCTAAATTTGCAGTTGTTATCGTCATCAAAATAAAACCATTCAGCAGGTTTAGAAACAATACTTATAGGAAGAATTTGACCAGAAGAGTTTTTACTCCACATAATTTCAAGAGGCTGAAAGCCAAATTGTGTAGCATCTAAAATATCATTTATTAGTTTATGAATATCTAGTTTTTTTAATAACTCTTCAATTTGTTGAGCGTTTTCATCTTTATCAAGACCACGATTAATTTCCCATTCTAAAGATAAGACACCACTTTTTCTAGATTGAACACAAGCAAAAACATGAGCATCGCAAAGTAATTCATTATAAATACGCATATCCTTGCCTTGTTTTCTTAAAACAATATCAGGATCAGGCAAAATATTTGCTAAGGAATAAAAATTTAATGCTCTTTTTCTTGTTGCAATTTCATCGGATAATTTAGTTTTTATATTTTTTTGTTTTAATACAGTATCATCCATATATTATGCTCCTGTATTAGATTTGAATTTACTTAAAATATCAATTGTTCCGACTTTATAAATATTTTGCAGTACATCTATTTCAAAAATAGGAACTTTATTAACTATTAGCTTTGCATAAGTTACAGCCATAGTTGTTTCATATTCAGCATTTTCTTGTGCTTTAATAGTTCCCAATGGGAATTCTTTAAATGTTCCAATAATAAATGCTGTCGCAGGAACTTCCTCAATTTTTCCTGTACTGCCGTAAGTTTCTAAGTTTGCTCTAACTTGCAACATTGCTGCTTGAAATGGATTAGAGCATATCGCAAGAACTTGAGGATATAGCGCATTCCATTTGATTTTACATTCTAGCTTATCAATGCCAGAGAAAAATTCAGCAGAGCCAACCATACCTAATGCTTTATGTTCTGCCATCTTATGTTTTATTTGTGGTAATTGCACTTCTTCTGCTCTACCAAGTAAATTCATACCATCCAAATAAACGTTTGCATTTGTTAATTTATTGATTTGAATATTTGACATAAAAACTCCAATTATTTCTTAAATAAGGCACACTCTTTTACTTCAACATCTGAGTAGTGCATAATAACGTATTCTTTGCTTATTGCTTGTATTAGGGGACAAGAATATAAATTTTTGCAGTTAAAACACAAATCGTTATCGTCTGTGTGAACTTTCAAGCAACCATTTTTATCGATATCAACATACATCTATGACACACCTAAATTCTTGAGTAAGTCGATATCGATGAAAGATTCAAATGTGATTCTTTCAGCAGGTGTTGGTGGCATAAATTCAACATCAAAAACTAAATGACCATTTGCTATTTCAGTTGTTGGGTTCTTTTCACTATTAAACGAACACTTACCATCAATCAACGCACCACGACCAATTAATGTACGAATAAATTGATTAACTGATTCACAAATTGAATCTAATAAACCATTGTCGATTGGGTAATCGATAAACTGTAACATAGAATATTCAACTGATTCATGAATAATATCCGCTGTTCTTCTAACATTTATAAAGTTAGTAGGTCTTGTATTACTTGGATAAGCTGCTGAACGGTTTCCCCAAGTTCTCATGCCAGAACCATAAGAATTAAATATAGTTACAGTACCACACTCATTCAATTGATTAACTTCAGAATTAGGATCATTAATCATTGATGTTAATTGTCTTTCTATGCCAACAATGCCTCTTATCTCCGTATTTGATGGTGACCAGTGGTATCCTCTATCAACATCTTTGGCAGCAATAACACCTGCTAACCTTTGAGAATAGGGTTGCAGTTGAATTGAATCACTCTCGGAATCGTAAACTTTAACGTGTGGATAACATAAAATCATTCTTTCTGAAGATGTATTAAAGTTAATTGTTCCTTGTGGACCACGACCAGTTATTACATCTTGTACTGTTGCTCCAACTGGTGCATCAACAATTCCCATTGCACGAATTTTATTGCAAATAGCATTCATTGCAGATACAACTGATGTCTCTTCGCAATATGTTGGTGCAATTATTATTTTGGGATAATATCCGAATAAAGAATAACAATCTTCAAAAGCACTTAAGCCTTTTCTTTTATATGTAGCAGAATCAACTCCACCGATAATATCAGCAACTTTTACATCATCAACTGAATTGTGTTTGTCGGGATCAAAAACATTTACTACAACAACGATACCTGAACCTTGATCGAATATCGCTTGAAGTGCTTGTGGAATTGTAAAACCATTTTTATGTTTACCAAAATATTTAACAGCATCAACATCGTTTGAAATTATTGTTGGTGTATTTATTGTTCTAAATTCTTCGTCAACTTCGTCTATCGGAGCAGTTCCAACTAAACCAATAACAGCAGTTTTAACAGTTGTAATACTTCTTGCTCCTGTTGTAATTTCTATTGTTTCAACTCCATGCAAAAAACTTGCGGGCATATTATATCCTCCCTTGGGTAAAATCTAATTTTGTATATTCTGTGTTGTTAATGAGAAATTTATTCCGTACTGCCAAATTGCAGAATTTTCTGAAATAAAATAATCTTTTGTGGGGTATAACTTTGTGCATTCATCGATTTGATAACCAGAAAGCACACTTTTAACTTTGTCTATATATTCATAAGCTCCGTTATTAGAGCGCAGATTTCTTGTAATTACAGTAATAGCAAATTCTTTTTTTGATTCTTGACTTATAAAGCCAAGAGATTGAGTCTGAGAATAATTACCACCTTGATAATGAACTAATATTGCTCCAATTGGGTGGATTAAAATAAACTCTGAAGGTTTATCAGGAAAGCCTTCAACTAAAAGTTCCGAAAAGTTTTCTGTTAGTTTTGATATAATTGAATTTTCAATT